TATGAGATGAGAGGATATAGTTGTTGTGACGGTGGTGGTCTGTGTCTAAGTGTAAGTGTAAGAGCTAGGCCAGCCTAGATAGGGGGGGGGTAGTAAAGTTTTGAGGATCGATATAGTGTGTTAATGAACCCATCTATAATATGAAATTTCTCTAATGAATTTCTGAAAAAATATTATAATTTTTCCTTAATAAAATTCCGTCCTATTAAAACTCCTAATCCCTAGATTTCCCATTTTGTTATATCTTATGCTAGGATTCAGTCATCTAACTACAAGGAATAACTATATGGCACCTCAACCACGTCAAGCAACCATAGATAAATTCGATAGATTATTAGCCGCTTGGCCACAAGCAGATTCTATGCCCCATGCATTTGAACTGGCTGGGATCAAGTTAAGTACACGTAAGCAAAACTTATTAAGAAGACAAGCAGAAGAGTTTTATAATATTGAACTCCCTAGTTTAAACCCTCAGTTTAGTACAGAAATTGAAACTATGTGTCCAAGCACTCTGGATTTAACTTTAGCTAAAACTGCTAGAGGTATAGTTACTACTTCGTATACCAACAATACAACTTTAGAGGCTAACTTCTTTAAGACCTTAGAAGCCTTCTGTAAAGCCAAAGAGTATCAACTTTTAGTTAAACCAGTTAGGTACAAGAACCCAACCAGTATGCAGAACCATGAGCCATATCACTGGGATAAACGAGTTATTCCTTATGTTATTAACGAGGACTTTCACTTTAGTCCTAGTCTGGTTTTTTCGGCTACTAGTTTACAAGCAACTGTAGCTAATCCATTAGCAGGCAAACAATTAGCTTATAAGACTAAATCCGTCGTGTATGGGTCTAACTTTTTAGAGTGTGATTCAGTAGCTACATCTAAAGGTAAATTACCTAAGATGTTATTCTCTACGGGCTCTTGTAATAAACCAAAGTACTCTAATTCTAATGAGGGTATTAAAGCTTTATCTAGACATACAATAAGTGCGATCTTATTTATTAAAGTAGGTAACTACGTAAGGGACTATATTTTAGAGTGGGATGGTAATGGTTTTAGTTTCTTTGAAGAGTACTGGACCACTAAAGGTTTAGCTAACAACCCTGCTACTTATGAAGCTATACATTTTGGAGATACTCATGCGGAAGGGTTAACGGATAAAATTATAAACCAGAGAATTAAACTATCATGGAGCTGCATCTCACCATAACACTATGATTGAGAACATTCGAAGATACCAATCAAATACAGCATGTGTAAGATCAGAAGTTAAAAAGTCTGTAGATGTATTAAATAAAATTGGTAAAGGTAGACTTAATGTTATTGTGCGATCTAATCACCATGACCACTTAGAACAATGGCTTAATAGATGTAAACCAAATCAGGAAATACACAACGCTGAATACTACTTTGAATTAATGAATAAAGTTAACAATTCTGATAAGTGTGCTCTAGAGTTAGCTATGGAAGATGATTTAGAGGTAGATTATATATTTGTGGATGGGGATGGAGAATATGATGTAGCTGGTATTGATTGTGGACAGCATGGAGATAAGGGTCCTGATGGGGCCAGGAGTGCTGCTAGTTTCCATAAGTTAGCTGTGCCTATACAATCAGGGCATACACATAAACGAAGTATTAAAGGCTTACATTGGAGTAGCGGAGTTATGCCATTAGAGTTAGGATATAACAAAGGGTATGGGACATGGTCTAGCACAGATACACCTATAACCTCTAATGGTACTAGAACACATATAACATTTATTAAAGGTAAATATTGGAGTTAATGAATATACATACAATAAATCAGTCGAAAGCGAGTCCTGAAGTCGCGAAGCGACGAAGATAGACAGAGCTGGAGACTGATATGAGCGAAACCACAATTCCAGCACCTGTATTTGAGGAGTTTACAGAAGAGAATTTAAGTACAGTTCTTAATATTACTTCCGTACCTAAAGAATTAATCGATAAGATTAATAAACTTAGTCAAGATGATGAGCTATCCCAAACTTTTAAAGATAACTTTATTGATTACACTACTGTATTAACTAAAGGTGCATTTAGTCCTGAGCAATACGTAAATGCAGTTCAATATGTTAGCTATCGTTTAATGGGACATAATGTTAGGCAGGCTTGGATGAAGACATTCCCAGAACGGGAGCGGGCACTACAAGCTAAGGGGAATAGTTCTAAAGACATTAATTCCCACGCTAGTATGTATAATAAAACCAAGCTAGTGAACATGATTACAGAGCAGACTCTGGTTCCTAGTTATGTAATTAATAATAGTTACTTCCAAGAAGCTTTAGATACTCAAGTTAAACTAATGAGAGATAGCGAGGTATCTCCTAAAGTTAGATCTGATGCGGCTAAAGCAGTACTTGAATACACGGTTATGCCTGATGCTCTATTAGCTAATAAAGATGAAGTAGCTACAAAGAGTTTGGATATTATTGAGCAGCTTTCTAAAAGTGTTAATGCTTTAGCCCAAGCCAAACAAAGTTCTATTATCGAGGGTACTGTAACTACTAAAGAAGTAGCACAAATGAGTATATATCAAGATAAAGTAGAAGACGGAGAATTAGTAGATGAATAAATCAGTAGATGATTATTTAAACGAAGTTAGTTATGCAGAGGATCCTAACTACGTACCATCTACTTTTGCAGTTAAATTTATTGATTTCATTAAAATGGTAAACGATGGGAGAGGAGAGAGTAGTCCATCTCCTACTTTCCATTACAAAATGTTAGATTCTATAGCTAATAAAGATGAACGTATTGCTAATCTAGCTTCTCGCGGAACGGCTAAGACTTCTATATTTGCTGAATACTTAATCCTATATATTGCTGTATATGGAGAGATTGATGGTTTTGGAATAGTAGATGCTATTATTTATGTTAGTGATACCGTGGAAAATGGAGTTAAGTCATTAAAAAAGAATATTGAATATAGATATGAGCATTCAGAATTTTTACAAAAATATGTACCAGAAGTGGTATTCAATCAAACTGAGTTATGGTTTACAAATGCTTCAGGGACTCGTACAGGGGTTAGGATGTTCGGGGCTTCTACAGGTATTCGTGGTACTAAAATCCTTGCTAAGCGTCCTCAACTAGCTATATTTGATGATTTACTGTCAGATAAGAATGCTAAGAGTGATGGGATTATCGAGAGTATTGAAGACACATTATTTAAAGGAGCAAACCATGCTCTAGATCCAACCCATAGAAAAATGATATTTTCAGGTACTCCATTCCACCAAGGGGATCCCCTGTATAAAGCTATTGAAAGTGGAGCCTGGGTATCTAATGTATATCCTATATGTGAAGAATTTCCTTGCAGTAGAGAAGAGTTTCAAGGAGCTTGGCCTGAACGATTTACTTATGACTTTGTGCGTAAAGAATACGAGTCAGCCAAACTAGAGGGGCAACTGCATGCGTTTAATCAAGAGTTAATGTTACGTATTACTTCTGAAGAAGATAGGTTAATTGAGAATAGTGAAATACTTTGGTATGACAGAGATTTACTTCTACAGAATAAACATAACTATAACTTCTATGTGACTACAGACTTTGCAACCAGCGAAAAAAGATCTGCCGACTTTAGTGGAATATCTGTATGGGCTATCAATAGCCATAACCATAGATTTTGGGTGGATGGAATTCTGAAGAAACAGACTATGGATTTAAACATAGATGATCTATTTAGGTTGTGTCATAAATACGAGCCATTAGGAGTAGGGATTGAAACCAATGGTCAACAAGGTGGGTTTATTCCTTGGATCCAGAAAGAACAACTAAGCAGGAATATTTACTTTCCTATAGCTAAAAGTATTAGAGCAAATGGTAAAGGCTCATTAGGAATAGCTAGTCCTACTAATACAAATAAATTAGAAAGATTTAACACCGTACTTCCTTTATTTAAGCAAGGTAAAGTACATCTACCTGAGCAATTAAAAGAGGATGCTATTATGGTAGAAGCTGTTAAAGAACTTAAAGGAATTATGAAAAAAGGTATAGTATCCCGGTATGATGATTGGTTAGACACAGTATCCCAAATGGGCCTAATGGAAATGTTTACTCCATCTAAGTATTCTACTGATGGAAGTATGCCTTTAAGTGGGGATTCCCGAGAAGGTAACTTTTGGGGTACAATACCCCTAGATAATCCTGAAGAGGATACAAACAATAGCTATTTTGTATAGGTGATATGGTAGATATAATTGAAAATGGTAATGTTAATGTCCATACAATAATGGATAATTTACATCATGTAGAGCTATCTCAGTATGCTGTGGGAGGAGAACTTTCTGACGGCCATATACCTGAGGAGAACTATCCTAGAGTTATGTCTGCTATTAATAGAGCAGTTAATAAAATTCAACAAGATTTATCTATACATGAAAATACAGTATACATAGTTATTGACGAATATTTTTTAACTTATCCTCTACATAGTAAACACAGTATTGTAAATGGTACTGACTCACGTAAATTTATTGATGATTCCCCATACTCTCCTTTTGAAGATGATATTCTACAAATTAGAGATGTATTTAATAAAGAGGGATCCTCATTACCTATTAATACTCGAAATAACACAGACTCAATATACATACCCCAACATAATGTTATTCAACACCCTTATGGTAAAAATGGAGATGTACTAGGAATTGTTTATAGTAGATATACCAAACCAAAAGTAGTAGAGTCCCCTACAGCAGCCCAAGATATTTATTTACCTATACCTGATTACACATTACCTGCCCTTTATGCATATGTAGCTTCATTATTAACAGTAGGATTAGTTAATGAAAATGAAATTACTGAAAGTCAAGTATGGATGAATGAATATATTTCTTTAATTGAGCAAATGAAACAAAGACCTGCATTACCTACTGCAAGTTACGAAAACACTAAATTAACTGACAACGGATTTATATAACGAGGTATACATGAGTACTACTCCTTTACATTATGCTAGGCCCAGACAATTACAAGAACAATTTTTGTCAGGGGTCTATGAACAAATTAAGGCATTAAGTGCCTTAAC